CTTCAAAGTAGGAGTTTCTTTCTTCGCGCGTTTCATTAGGAATCTTAGCCAGCAGCAAACCGCCAACTGAAACTACTCCTGCATGTTTACCGTCATCTAAAGTAGGAAGTTCAAATCCATCTAACTCTTCGGCCCTGACAAGGTCAAAACCCTCTCTCATCCTAGAAGTTACATTTTTTCTGTCTTCGCTACCTGCGAGTTCAGCTCTGATCCACCTGTAGGTATAACCTTCAGGTGCAGGAGGAGTATCCAACATTGATGGTGGACTCCATGGTTTGCGAGCAACTTTTTTGGCTCGTGTGTCGGCAGAACGTGGGGTTCTGTTTAAATCTTTATTTTCTTCTGTCATAGTTTTACCTTTTAACGTATTTAGCGTACTCACCTAAGGGTACGTTTAATCTTTTAGCCATTTCAACCTCAGACGGAGACAATTTAACTTGTCTTTTATTTGAGCCAGTATTACCAGCTACTCTACCTGCTGAAGCCACTTTTTGTTGAGGCTTAGATTTAACAGAAGAATCATTAAACTTCTGTGGGAATTCATTACGAATTCTCTTATCTACCTCACTATAGTATTCTACTGAACCTTCGTCAAACCCTTCTTCTACTAATTGTTTGTTGATTGCCATAGCTCCCATAGTCATTACTTCGTCCTGACCAAACCATTCATTATTATCAACCCACTCTTTGTCTCTTCCAACTAACTCTGGAAAAACAGGTTGTTGTGTTTGATTTTGATAAACTTGGTTAGGATAGTAATTTTGGTAAGTTTCTTGTTGATCTTCTTGTTGTTGAATTACAACCTTAGAATCAGAAACTTTATTTTCTTCTACGGCTATCTTCGCAAGAACTTCTTGAGCTTTTGCAACCTTGTCATAATCTGCAACTTCATGTGCATTTTTTAAAGCTGCTAGTGCTTGAGCCTTTTGTGATTTAAGTCTGCTTTCTGCTTCATTAAGATAAGATTTATCTAAAGATGTAGATCTACTTTTTAGGACTTGATTCTCTTCTGCAATTCTTTTTGCATATTCATAAGCAGATTCTTGACCTCTTTCAGCCTCTCTTAACTTACGAGTAAGATTACCAATTCTTTTCTTAACTTTTTCAGAATAGTCTTCTAATTCATCTTCAGACTTCTGTTGTGGTTCTTCAGAAACATCATCAATAGCTTTAGCTGCTTCTTGATCAGTTTCTTCTGGTGTAGCAAGATCTGCTATCTTACCGCTAGCTTTTTCTTCAGGAAGATCTACTTCTACAACCTCCCCTTCATCTACTAGCTCTTCTTGTTTTGCTTCTTCATTCATTTTTACTCCTTATACTGCAAGGATATCATCAGGATCTAATATGGTTGCTATCACTTCATCATCATTAATGATTCTGCATTCAGATTCATCTCCGAGTTTAAAACGAGCGCCAGCATATCTGCCGATCAATACCCATTGTTTTTCCTGACACCAGGCTTCAGTAAACTTACTGGAGTCTTTATAGCAATCAGGACCCATTTTAACGACATAACCCACAACGGTTGCTAAAGATTCTCTATCAACCTGTGACTGTACTAGGTGTATTCCACCTTCTGTTACTGCTTTTCCTTTGTATGGAAGTATAAGTATCCTCCAACCAGTAGGTTGAGGCATTCTTTCTAAAATTGATTTGTCCAGGAGAGTTGGATCTAAAACTCTGGCCGCCTGTTCTACGTAAGGCAATATCTCTTCTGGTTGAGTTTCTTCTATTTCTGGAGTTTCTGTTTCTTGGATCTTTTCTTGTTCTATTGCTTGTGCAACATGTTCAGGTATCTGTATCTTCGACATCTTCTTGTATTTTTCCTAGCAGTTCTCTAAATGAATTTTCTGTGTCAACTAGAGAACTGTAACGTCCACACAGATACTGATATTGGGCAAAGTCTTTGGTGCCAGCTAAGATTACATCTTTTACGCTTTCTTTTTGGGCCTCAATTTCTTTTAAAAACTTTTGGCTTATCCAAACTACCGACACCTAATAAACGCCAGAAAACTTGCCGCCAAATTCAGCAGCTCCCATACCTCTAGCTTTACCTTTACCCATTCCAGGTTTAGGTGAAGTATTAGCATCAAAAGTACCTGCATCTGTTTTAAGAGGCACAGAACCTTTGTTACTGTAAGGATTTTTATTCTTCATTACAGTAGGAGTTTTTTGTTGGCTAATATCAGTTCTTTTAATCATGTTTTTAATTATTCAGTACAACCTAATTATTTGCAAGTTTTATTTACCCTGCCCTCGGTACTTCTTTTTGGTTTTTCTTTTGTTGGTACCTGCACCTCTGCTCAAGGCGCTATTGCCGATAGATGTTTTTTTCTTAACACCTTGTATTCTTTGAACGTCAAAAGTCTTAGGCACTATTGTTGTTTATTAGCCTGTTCCATAAGTTTGAACCTTGCCTGCTGTTCTAACCTAGCTCTAGCCGTTTCATCTCTCAGGTCTGCAATATCTTCTTGAGCATCAATTCTTTCTCTATCAACATTAATTCTTTGTTGAGCTTCTTGAGCCTTTCTTTGTTCAGCCGCTAAGAACTGTTGCTGTTCTATAGATAGCTCTTGACCTTTCAACGCAAGTTCTTGTTTTCTGATAGCCACTAACGGATCTTCATCTTGTGGTGCTGAAACCTTCTGATTGTATTCAACTAACAGTTCAGCAAGTATAGGTGATGAGAATTGTGCCAATAGATCTCCTGCCTGCAAGGATAAGTTTTGTGCCTCTTGCGGAGATGCCTGTTGAGCTTGTTGTTGTAGTTGTTGGAACTGTTGCATAACTTCTGGTGGCATTTGTTGCTCACCAAGAATATCAGCCTTCATCTGTAAATGTTGCATGATATGTGAATGAATCAAAGCCTGTACTTGTGCATTCATTTGTACCGGAGGTGTGTTTAACAAAGACATGTGGATTGCAATATGTGCATCATGATTTTGTTGTGGGAATGCTTGAGCTTGTTGACCTAATAACAATTGATTGTTTTCAAACCCAGCTTCTATTGGAAGAGGATCTGTAGGAGGTGGAGGTGTAAGTATTTGCTCTACGTTATCAACACCTATAGCCGCATACATTCTTTTGTAAGCTTCATATGTACCGTTAGGCCCATGTACTTGAGGATTGGATTGAACCAACTGCATCATCTCTTGTGCCATAGCAATCCTTTGAGATTGACTAAATATATCAGGATTGGATATTGGGAATATGTCTACTTTTTCATCAAAATCGGATAGTTTGATGGTTGTTTCGTTATTAGCTACAGCGTATGGATATTCCTGCGGTAAGTATTCTTGAAACACCTTTGATAGTATTTTAAATTCTTTCTTTTGTGAATTGTGTAAACGTTTGTGGATTGCAGACAATACTTTTGTAGATCTTTCTAGTAATGCTAATGTGGTTCCTACAGGTGCATTTGGATTACCTTGTCCTGTATTTATTTCAGCAATAGATGCAAACTTTTGTCCTGAGTTTACCAATATATTTAACAGTTGTAATAAAGTGCCACTAGGTTCTTTGAAAGGTAATGGTTGTATTGAATCTCTTAGAGATCCACCAGGAGCATCTACGTCTCTAAACTCACCTGGCTGTATGGGAGTATCTTCATCTCTAATCCTTATACCTCTAGTTTTAAAACCAGCAGGTAAGTTAGCTAAAGTTCCTGCATCAATTAACTGACGCATTATTGAAGTTGATGCTTTAGATAAACCACCAATCATGTGAGTTAGACCAAATCCATAAAACCCTAGACCTGGTAAAAACTTAAAATGAACAAAGTATTCTATTTTATTTTTAAGAGGATCATCCTCTCTGAAGTTTCTTCTAACAGAAAGTATGTCGTTTGAGTTAGCATCAATAGTAACTATATACGGTAATTTTATGCCTGTTGGCTGACCTTCTTCGTCTGTATCCTCGAAACCGTCTAGTTCTAGATTGCAATGTACTTCATATAGCAAAGATACTTCGCCATCATCATATGAAGGCTCCATACCAGATAGTTTGTCTATTTCTTCTTTAACACCACTATATTCATCAGTACTATCACCACCACTTATATCTATCTTTTTGTAAAATCCTACAGACTGTAGTTTTCTAACCTCATTCTCTGAGATCTTAATGACATTTGTAATTCTGTTACATGTTTCGAGATCGGTAGTGTAATAAGGAACTATAAGATCTTCAGGTGCTATAAACTTAGATACAGCTCTACCAAGACTTTCATCATAATAAACCTTTTTGAATGCAGATCCTGCCAAGGGCAGATAGAAAAGCATTTGATCTAATTCCTCATCAAACTCTTCCATAACGTGAGTTATTTGATAATTCATAAATTCTTTAACTCTTTGAGCTTGTTCTTCGGCTAATGAATCGTATGCACCTATAACTTGTGTTTTTACAGGACCACCCGCAGGTAATAATTCTTTATAAGCTTGTGCTTGGAAGGTTGTAACGGCTTCTCCTAACAAAGGGTGGATTACACCACTAGCGCCAGCAAAAGGCTCTGATCTTTCTTCATCAAAGCGCATACCTAAATACTCTAGACCGTCTTTATATGTTTTTTCCCAATCTTCTCTAGAAGCTTTATCTTTTTCTATACCAGCAATTAGTTCGTTGGAGATATTCCTTAGATCTTGAGGATCTAAAACTTCAGCTAGGTTGCTATCAAAATCTGTATCTATTTCTTCAACCACAGTAGATTCAAGAATAGCACTACCATCATCTTGTATTTGGAAACCTTCAGTACCTCTGTCTTTTATTGCCTCTATAGCAACACTCATGTCTTCTTGACCAAGTGGCACTTGATTCTGTTCGTTAAGAACGGTTGGGTTTATATCTTTTTCTATTGCCATAATCCTAGTAGTATACTCTCCTTACTGGTGCTTTCTCTTTGTCTAAGTAGTCATCATCAAGGGAGACTAAACCACCTTCCCTAAATCTCATCAGAGCTTGCGTCATAGTATCACATAGGTCATCATTTTTTCCAAAAGGAAAAGAAGCACACTCCTCTATCATTTCATCTGCAAATTTCTTTTCAGGTGCATACACCAAACCAGATTCAAAGATAGGTGCAACTGAGTGCATTCTTGTAGATTTGTCATGTCCTCTAGTTGGTGAATAATTAACTACCGGTATGCCTAACCTCCTAAGTTCGTGTGTCAGAGGTGTTCCAGATGCTTTAGCTTCTATCAATACCATATCTGGTTCCCAGTATTGATATTCTTCATATGCTACTCTTTTTAACTCTGGGAAGTCCCAACGATCTTTTTGAGCATCTAACAATATAATACTTTCAGGAGAATCAGGCGTAGGTCTAAATACACCCCACGTTGATATAGCAGAATAGTCTGCATTCTCTTTTTTACTAAACGCAGTATCATAACTTTGAATGATATAACTAACTGGCGGTAAAACTTCACTTTCCCAAGCTTTCCACCACTCCCTTTTGACAATAGATCCCTCTTCAGATGTAGGAGTCTGCATCCATTGTGCATTCCATTTCTGTACCGGCAAAGATGCTTTAACCTTTTCTAGTTCATCCATAGACCAGAACTCAGGCCACAAAGCATTGTTAGTTTCAGGGAATATAGCAGGGAACTCTACAATCTCCCATTGGTCAGCCGATAGCTCTTTCTGGGAATCTAATAGCTTTGCGGTTAGATCTATAGAACTCCAACGAGTCATTACCAGTATGATAGCTCCACCTGGTTGCAAACGCTGTCTAGGTCCAGAAGTGTACCATTCCCAACACGCCTCCATAGCAGTAGGGCTAAGAGCGTCTTGCTCTGAATGTGGATCATCAATAATTAATAGATCCGCACCACGACCTGTAATTGCTCCTCCGACACCTGCGGCAAAGTACTCACCACCTTTGTCGGTTTCCCAACGACCCGCTGATTTAGAGTCTGCCTGTAAATTAACCTTTGGAAATATTTGTCTGTATTCCTCAGTATCCATCATGTTACGAACCTTACGACCAAATCGTACAGCTAGCTCTCCTGTGTGAGTTGTTTGCATAATCTTACGCTTTGGCTGCTTACCCATAATCCAAGCAGGGAAGTAGGTAGAACAAAACTCAGACTTCGTATGTCTTGGCGGCATATTGATGATAAGCCTGTTGCACTTACCATTAGCAACGTCCTCTAGCTTTTGTGCAAATATCTTATGATGACGGCCACAAATAAATTCTGGCCACATATGATTAATAAATTCTAAGAATGTTTCTTGGCAACCATTTTGTTTTTTTAATAACTCTAGACGTTCTTTCAGAACTAAGGTTTCTTTAATCTCTTGATCGGAAAGGTGAGCTAGGTTCATAAGTTAGCTAACATATTTTCTATACTGACAGGACCACCATCTTTAAATGCATCTACGCCTTTATCTAGAACTAACTTTCTTATTTCATCATCAATCTTAACGTAAGTACCATCAAGACCAAAATCTACTTCATCAAAGTTTTTAACGTATTTTTTAGGATCTTCACCTAGTTCTCTAATAATTCTAGCTATTTCACTTTCAGCTTCTTTGTAAGTAGTTTGTAATATGTCAGATTCTTTTCCACCTTCTTGTCCTAATCTTTTAGATGCAGAATCAAGATACATACCACTCTTGCCTTCTGTAACAGCTCTTAAAAAGTTAGATCGTATTGGAAACTTTGTTGTAATACTTCTTGTTCCTGCTGCATAAGGATCTATTGCATAACCATCTATTAAATCAGGATTAATTTTAGTAGCTTTTTTGAGCATAAATAACCCATTACCAAGATTAAAAGTTTGGTCGCTATTATTAACTAATTCATTAAAGTATTTCAAAGCTCTTTCTTCAGGAGTTCCTGGCCCATACTTTTGTCTTATGGGTCCTGTATCTCCACCTCTTAGACGTTCTAAGTCGTAAAATATTTCATCTACGCTTTTACCAAGCGATTCAGTAAAAGGTTTGCCTGTAGTTTCTTCTAGATCTGTTTTGCTTAAAGTATATCCATCAAATTTATTGAATATGCCTTCAGGAAATATATCTGATATTTGCTTATCTATCTCTGCTAGTTCGTCACTTACCCTCAAATAAGAAGGTGAATTAGGTGTTAATCCAGATGCCTTCAATTCGTTTTGTATTCTAAATTTATCTTGAGCTAACTTGTTAACTTTAGGTACGTTCTGGTTGTATTCATTCAACCCTTTCTTCAAAGCAGCTATTTTTTTTGGATCTACATAAGGGCTTGTTGGAAATCGCAAAGTAGCTTCATTATTTACAATAGATAACTTTTCAAAATCATCTGGTTTAAAACTGCTTTTATATTGTTTTAAGGTATCTATATCGCTTTTTGCAGATTGTTTACCTACTCTACTTTCAAGACTTTTAACAATTTGCGATTTTGGATTTTCTAATTGTTCAAATAATTTTTCTTTTAACTCTTTACCTGTTTTTAATCCAGGAAATTGTCTTACTGTCTGTAAAATATAATTAGACATGCTGACCCCATGAACACTTTGTCTTGGTAACATTTTTTCATTAATATCTTTAAAAACTTCAGACCCCCTAAGATAATTTAATTTATCAACTAATTTTTCTTGTTGTTTTTTACTAATCTCTTCTGCGTAATCAGACTGAATCCTTGCTACGTTTAATAAATTATTACCACCTACAAAATCTTTTATTTCATCTACGCCTGTTCTGCCAGTAAGAGCAATATCATCCAAATCTAAATCAGCAATACTATCAAAAACAAAATTATCTCTATGCTCGTCAACGTTACTGTAGTGATCAAATTGTGTTTTTCTATCTAAACCTCTGATGTGGTAAGTATTTTCTTTAACAGAAGAAAGGCCTATACCTGATGCAGTAACCTGATCGGTAGCTATATTGTCAGAAACACGTCTTCTGCTTAAAGCTCCTTGTTGATTAGAATTAATATAGTTAGCTAATCTTTGTCGGGTAATCTTGCCTTGAGGGTTTCTTATTTCAAGCTCACTCATTAACTTAGGATGTATTTCACCTGTTTCATCAATTACATTAAGCAATCGTAGTTCTCCATCAGGAACTCCGCTATCTTGCATTTTTTTAATAAAAGCTATAGCCTTGCCTTGATTAGGTAGTTTTTTATTTGTATTAACAAACTTAGCGGCCTTTGAAGTTAATCCTTTGTTTGTTAAAACCTGACCAGCACCTTCTATTCTTTTGTT